CACCTAATCGTTTAGCTTCTTCTGTAAGCATCTTAAACTCTTCGACACTTGCTCCAGTAACAGTATTTACCTTCATCATAGCGTTCTCAAAATTAGAGAACGTATCGAAGGCTTGTTTACCCATAGCTACTAAAGGTGCTGTAACACCAAAAGATAGCATAGAACCTAATCTTGCTGACTTTGATGCAAACGATGCTAGAGATTTATTAGCTTTACCAAGACCTGTTTCTAAGCCTTTAATATTGGCAGCTACAATTATCGAAATAGTTTTTACTCCACCCATTTTAAACTTTGATTTTTTTAGGTTCTGTTAGTTTGTATCTTTTAAGAACCTCAGCGATTTGCTCTTTACTAGCAACATCTTTTTTAACTTTATTTTTGCTGTCCCAAGGGAAAGGCATCAATTCTTGTGGCTTTATTTTGTGTTTAGAGTGAGGTACGATAGCAGCGTGAACAATCATTCTAGTTTGTTCCCAATTATTTTGAGATAGTTGTTCGTTGTATTTTTTGAACCCTTTAAGTTTGTTTTCAAAGGAACGTGGAGTTAAATCATATAAATTATCGTATGATAACCCCAACATTCCTAATCCAACTTGTTCTACTTTATCCCAACTAATTTCATCTACTAAATCAACATCATCATTACTTTTACCACTATCATCCCTTTCCCCTTCTACTTTCCCTTTTTCTGAGGTTGGTCTAATTGGAACGCTTCAAAAATTTCATTTATCTTATCAAAATCTTCATTGTCTATCCATTGTTCAATATCTCGAACTTTGTACTTAAACTCTTCTCCGTTCTTCTTAGCACCATATTTTAGACCATAGTAAGCGATAATACCAACGTGGTCTATCTCTGTTCCTAGTTGATCCATTTGATTTAACTTTAAGTTACAATCGTTACAGATGTCTTTTAAAGCTAAATAACTAAATCTAATCGGTCGTTTCTGACCACCTATTTCTACCTTTTTCATTTTTTGTTACCTTTTTAATTTAAATTGATTTATAAAACTTTCTTTAGTGATATTGAACTTAGCCAAATGTCGCAAGGATTTTCTAATCTTCCAATTTTAAAAATATTATTAGCAGCAACAAATTCAAGTTTATGTGTTCCTACTGTTTTTAGTAAAGGCAAATTGAATGATGTTTGAAGTTTAATATTACCTGTTCCTGGACTTGCTGAAGGTATTGTGTAAGTAAGTAAATAATAATCGCCTACTGTAAGTATACCTGATTTAAGTATATAAGAATCTGCTGATCCACTAGGTGCAATTATTTTACCATAACCATTTTCTACAACAGAGCCACCGTCTACAGTCCAATAACTAGCATCATCAAACCCTGTATCACCAATTAACTCAGGACCAAGTCCATTCGGGAATATTTCACCTGTTCCAGTAAATGTAGCCGAACAAGTTAAATTATCCTCGACTCCTGCATCAAAGCTTACCGATGATACAAGTGCGTTACCTTGCCAATGAGTAATATCGGTAGGGTCTTGATAATCGGTTGCTTCAGGTGCTAATTCAATTTGCCAAGATGAGGTGAATATTTCATCTGAATCCTGAGCTGAATATAATCCTGGATAGATATAAAAAGATAAGGTTGACCAACCTGATAAACTTATTGTATCTGTTTGAAAAGATATTCTAGTCCAAGTTGAAGTACTTAAATTAGTTATTTTATAATATGAACTTGTTACAAATGCAATATCACCATCTCCTTCTATCTTTGTTACTGTCGAAGCTCCCACTATACTAGAATTACTTAAAGCGAAACTAGCTTCCCTATTACTAGCATCTACACCTTTAACATAAAAAGACCAATTAACTTTTTTGTTCTCTACTCTAGTAGCATCTATAGTGTAACCAACATATTTATTAGTAGTAGATGCAGCAGTTAAAAACTTACTAGCTGTACTGCCTCCAAATGGATCAGCCTGTAAATTAGTTTGTGTTCCTGATGATGAAACAAACCCATCAACCCCACTTTGAGTAAGGTTAGTACGAATAATATTTCTAATTCTATCAGAGAAACTTAAATCGACTAAACTTCTTGCTTTAAGTTTATCGAAAAAATCAGTACCATCTAAAGGTACATCAGGATTAATTGATTGTAACAAATCAGTAGATACTTCAAAAGACCTTAAACCACCCAAAGACTCAGAGTATCCCCCTGAATCCTTGTTGGTTACATCTCTTAAATCCATATTTACGCTAAACGAAGCTGATGTACTAAATGCTACAGGGTCAAATATTGCTGATGAGCCAGGTGTTACTATTTCTATAATAACAGCATCTTCGTTAAGAGTAGCTTGACCATTTTTAATAACTAATGTGGGTACGATACCATTAGCACCATTTTGAAAATCTTGATAAGTATAATCACCTGAAACAGTTTGTGAGCCGATTGCTGTGTAACCTTTTGCTAAAGCTACTGCTGTTAATTGACTATCTATTTTATCTAAAACGCTAGTGCCTGTGTTAACTATAGAATCAGATGTTTCTACATCATCAAACACAACACCTGAAGCATTTGTAATGTTATCAATTTTTAAAGTACCAAAAGAATCGCCATCAGCTATTGTAATAGGATCAACAGTTTTCACATAAATCCTAGTAACTTGTTTAGCAGGGGCTGGATTACCATTTACATCATAGTTAGTCTGAGCATAAACCAATAAATCCGAAGCGTTTTTAATTGCCATAATATATGGATTTAAAAGTTAATATTATGCGTTGTTTTGTTTTAATTCCCCTGTTCCTGTTAAAGAGATTGAATAAGTTGCGTTTTCTTCAACACCTGCATCTATTGAGATTGAAGTGATAAGAGCTGAACCAGTATATGATATACCTGTAGCACCAAAACTTACTGCTACTGCTGCTCTATCTTTCCATACAGTAAATAGTTCAAGAATTTCAGATGTATCACCTGAATCTGTTATATCAACAAAAGCATCACCTGATAACTCAAAAGAACGTAAACCTCCTAATGATTCAGAGAATCCTAATGAAGATTTAGTTGTAGAATCACGAAGATCCATATTCATTGATAGTGAAGCCGAAGTACAATGAGCGATTGGTTTTAATCCATCATCTACTGTTACTGAGAGAACAACATCTGTTGCGTTTAAAATTGCCATTTTTATTTAGTTTTTAATTATTAGACAGTTAAAATTTACGTTTTTGTAGAATTTCTCAGGAGTCTTGAAATAGTCATCGTCTAAATCAAGAAATCTGAATTTCGCTGTGTAGCTTACACTATCTTCAGTATAAGTCACCTCGAACAAGTCTAAGGCTTCTACGGCTGCCTTTGCTTGATTATATGTTGTGTTATAGGTGTCTGCGAAACAAGCGATGCGAATTGATACATCACACGAGTTAAGCGAACCACCTTTAGATAAAAAGTTTGATACGTTAGTTATTTCAAACGTAGAGCAAGGGTAAGATACACCTTGAGGTATTATAACAGGGAAAACCTTGTTACTACCATTAGCTGTAGTGAAAGCCGATGTGGCTTGTAATTTTGTTACTATTTCTTTTCCTATTACTGCAAACATCTAAAATCCTGCTTGTTTAATCATTTTATTTACTAAATTATCTAAGTCTTTTTCAGCTTGTAAATAGATTTGTGTTTCCATTTTTGTAGCTGTAGCTTCAAATACATTAGGTCTAGGCTTTTGTATAGCGTTACCTTTAATTTGCATCGCAGGTAAGTTTCTACTATCACCACCTTTAATTCTTATAGGTGTGGTTTTACGAACAATAGGACCAACAAATAAACCTGGCTCTCTTGACTTTCTAGCAGTAATTATACCAATCGTTTTCCAAGTTGGTGTTCTACCACTTAATCTTTTATAATCTGAGTTTTCATTAAACTCTTTTTTATAAGCCTTTTGAATACCTCTAGCTAACATATTAGCAGCAGGTCTCAACGCTTTATTTATGGCTGTACGAGACTCTCTAGCTGTCTTACCAAGGTCTTTCAAACTACGTTGAACATCTTGAATATTACGAACCTCAATTCTTAACTCTTTCTTTTTATCCTTTGCTTTAGCCATAACTATACTGGTGAAGCTGTTGGTAAATCTTGTTTTACAAAAACTTCAATGAACTCTTTTCTAGGGTCTATAACAAAACCTAATATTTCGTATCTATCGCTAGTCTCTACTTCCTGAATAACCCAATTAGCTTTTATGCCTTTTGTCTCACTTGAGTATCTTATAGTATAAACAAACCGACCATAAGATTGTAATTCTTTTCCTTCAAACTTTTCTTCAATGTCTCTAAGAGTCTTAACATTCTTATTAGCCCAAATTGTTGCTTGAACAGAATAAGAGTCTGAAATCCCTCCAAAACCATCTTGAGTTGAAGATACTGACTTTAACTGGATTCGTTGGTTAAAATCACCTGCCTTTATTTTTGCAATAAAAGCCATATACTATAAATAGCATTTATAAGGTTGTAGTAATATCTCAGAAGCCATTGGAAATGCTCTCTTGCGATCCTCTCTGAAATAATACATATCACTTGCAATTAATTTAATTGCTTGTTTAATAGCATCAGGAATTTTATTTGCTGAATCGCCAATACCAGTTTGGAATTGAAAATAATATATTCCATCAGTTGTTCCATCTAAATCTCCTGTGCCTATCGCATCAGAAGGTGTGTTAGTCATCTTTACCTGACAAGGGTTAATATTTTGATTTGAATACCAATTCGTATTGGCAAACAAAGTGTAAGTATCACCTACAGCAGCTAAATAATGTAAACCATCTTTAGCGTTATCATTTCCTGCTGAAAAATTAAATTTACAATCAGGATAATATAAACTAAATGTGCTAGGTAATTCATTAAACCAAAGTTTGTACTTAGCTGTAATAAAATGTCTGTTACAATAGTGTTCAGCCATTTGAGTCGCAGCACTTATATATGTAGCCAACAAAGTGTCCTCATCAGAAGTGTCAATTCTAAGTTGTGATTTTAACTCAGCAGTTGAAACAACTTGAGTTGTCACAGCCTCCGCTAACTCTAAATTCCCATATCTGTTTTGACTTGGGTTTAGATACTCGTAGTTACCTTTGTTAAATATATTATCTAAGTGCGATATAGCCATTTTGGTCTTTTATAAAGAAAAGGGAAAGGGGATTAACCCTTTCGCCTTTCTAATTAATTTAATCTACTATGCTGGAGCTACACATTTAACAGCAGCTTCTTTTCCTGAAGATTGAGCAATCAAACCATCAAGTAAAGTAGAAAGTACTAAAGAAGTACCACCACTTAAAGACTGAGAGTAAGGATCAACCAAAATATCAAGACCACCGAACATAGCCATATGAACTTTCTCCATATCTAACATTAACGCTCTTGCTCTTGAAGCAGAGTTAGCATCAGAACCTACGTTATCTGAAATAGCGTAAGGAATGTTAAGAACAGTTCTATCAACTAAGTTCATAGAAGCAGCATTAAATGCAGAACCATCTTTAGCAGCGATTTGAGCAGCTAAGTCAGCATAAGCATCACCATTCAATAATAATTTAACTGAAGCCTTGTTTACATCGTTTGATTGAGAAATCATTTTGCTAAACATAGACTGAACAGTTGCTAAAGCTGTAGAACTAGTCCAAGCTTGAGTACCTGAAGTGTAAGCAACACCATCTGCGAATATTGACTCAGGACCATTAGTAGCATCTCCACTTACTAATAAGTTCTTTTCAAATTGAGCCATAATAGCTGTTGCAAAGTTTCTTCTGAAAGCAGCCTCGATAGAAGCGTTTTGAGCTAAAGCAGCGTTAGAAACATTAGTTGCAGCAACAATAGTACTTGGGTTTAATTGACCACCACCAATAGTACCTGCAGCAGCCTGTGAAGCAGAACCGTCTTCAGGAATAAAACCTGCAGTAATTCCTGCTACGATTGGAATTTTCTGAGAAGCAGAAACACCTGTGTACATTGTAGCACCATTTCCAACTAATACAGAAGCAGCAAACATATCATCTACGAAAGACTTAACCTCTACTGGTTGAGAGTTAGATGTTAAAGCTGTGTTTGCACGAGATTCTAAAGCAGAGTGAGGAATAGCCACACCTTTAAAGTTTTGAGAAGGGTTCTCGTTACGAGCTTCTTGATCCATTTCACGAACAAGACCTTCAACACGACCACTTTTAGCAGCGTTAAATGCTTCTACAAAAGAAAATGCTCGTAATTCTTTAGAATCAGAAACATTTTGAGTTGCGTGAGAAACAGGGATAGAAGCCGCTTCAGCGTTCAATTTTTCTTGACGTTCAACTACCTCAATGTCTTTAGCTAGTTTGTCAATGTTTTCCATCATACCATCGTATGAAGTTTGCTCGTCAGCAGTAAAGTCACGAGACTCATCTTTTGCCAAGCTTAGTAGAGTGTTTGCGTTTTCAATCGCAGTAGCTCTCTCTTGACGAATTTCAATCGAATTTTTCATATTCGTTTTTTTAATTTTAATTCATTACTTAATAAATTTAACTTTGAATCATCAAATGATTCCTCAACCTTTTGCTTCACTTCTTCCACTTGAGGGGTTTCTTCTACAGTTGCTTCCGTCTCGAAAGCTTCTTTAGAACGAAGTGCAACATCAGTATTAGCATAAGCACCAACACCGACTATACTGACATCGACCAAGCGACCAATCTTATTGATTTGTCTACGAGTTGTATCTCCGTCTTTACTCCAATCATCTTCTTCTACTGTAAAAGCAAATGAAGATTCATAAAGTAAACCTCTTTTCATTAATTCTGCTACATCATTACCAGTTGTTGTATTAGGTAAAGTTGCATCGTATCGTAATCCTCTTTCATCAACTGATAGTTTTAAAGTACCACCCATATTTCTATCTAATATTAAATTAGCATCGTGGTTGAAAGTTAAGATTACATTATCTTCTAAGCGACCATCAAAAGCTCGTTTAGAAATCGTTTCTCTAAAGCCTAAATCTCTACTATCAGTATCGAACAAGGCAGCGTAACCACTAACTCTAGTTTCTTTTGAATCTTCATCCAATCGAATCTCGTAGTTACCATTATATATTCTAGTTTCTTTATTCTCCATAATATAACTATTTTTTTCTTCTTGTCTAGCTATCTCTTTAACCTTTTTTTTAGACCAACTAAATCCTGCGTTTCCTCCCCATAATGCCCAAGCTATTCTCCAAGCTGTTGGACCACCATCATTTTCTTTAGCAGAATAGTGTTTAGCCTTGTTGTTTTCGTGTCGGCTAAAAAAACTAAACATTCTTTTAATACTTGAGATGCTTAAATCACCATTGATTATATCTCTTGCACGTGAAACACCTGTTTGAGTTCCACCTCGACCATATTCTTTTCTCCACTCTAACCCTTTACGAGCCTCTTCTTTCATTCCTTCAGTAGGAGTAGTATTTATATCTTTTAGTGCCACTTAGTAAATCGCTACTATATCTCTTGCAGTTGTACCAGTTCTGTAAACTCTAGTAACGAAAATACCTTGTAAATATGTCCCCGAAGGTACATTCTTTAAAGTAACAGTTGAACCACCAAATAAATTTACTTTTAAGTGACCACCTGTACCTATATATAACTCAGCTTTTTCTTCACTTAAATCAACAGTATCACTATTTGAAACTGATTCAGCAAATGAACCTTTTTTAACTAAAAATTTCTTTCTTCTTTTTTGTTCTTGATTTAGTGCCATATTATTCTGTGTCTTTTCTTGTTGTTCCTTCGCCTAAACTATCTAAAGGCATCATATTACTTTGCATATAAACATTTTCACTTGGTCCACCCATAGAGTTCATATCTTCAAAAGCTCTAACCTCATCAGGTGAAATAACACCAATGTTTACAAGTGTTCTATAGTAGTCTGCTCTTGATTTAGAATCACCTCTTAAAAGAGCAGTTAAATTGAATTTAAAATATTGTGAGCCTTTCTTATTGAAAGGAATTAACTTTTGGTTTAGTGCCATCTCAATACGCTTAATCCAAGGTGTGATAGTGTGTACCACAAAGTCGATTTGCTGTGCCTCTATGTTAGAGTATGTAGCGTTAGATAAATCGTTTACGAGATGGTTAGGTACTCTAAAAACACGACAAATATCACTAATTTGATATTGTCTAGTCTCTAAGAATTGTGCCTGATTGTTCGGAA